AGATAACTATCCAGGATCCAAACGCTATTTGCTGTCCGACTCGCATATCCATTAAAATATTAATGTTTTTTTGAGACTGCTCCTCGCTGATCTCCATCTTTTTTTCTTCGCTCATATTTTTTCCTGAGCCGTTCCCTCTTTTCGATGAGACCGGCCCGGCTATATTTTTTTAATTCTTCATCTGTCGCCCGACTTAGCATCTCCCAGTCCAGGCGCTCTCGCATTTCCCTGTCTCCCCTGACTTGCTTGTGCAGTTCCCTGTCGATCGGCAGGATGCACCATTTTTCCTGCACCTGCCGGCCGGCGTAAATAAAATTATGGTGCCACTCTATTTTTACGAGTGTGGCCGGCATACCGGTTATGCAGCAGTTTTTATAATACGGATCTGCTTCTATTTCCCGTCTCAATTTTGGCGGGATTTGATTCATAAGAACTTGGCCTGCAGATCTGACAGCCAAGACTTGAAAGTTCCAGCTGCTCTCTCTGCATCTGGAATCCCTACTTTATTTGCCGCACTTCCAACCTTATCAGCATCTGCAATCAAAAATCCTAATCCCGTAACCACCGCCGCTTTTTCTTTATCTGTTAATTCAATTTTATCTATTATTGATATTAATTTGAAACCTCCTCGACCTTTTTGCCCCGTCTTGGGGTCATAGTATTTGCCAGTAGTCGGCCAAAACGAGAATCTGCCCACCCTGTAGTGTCGCGAGTCCTTGCTCAATACCTCGTACTTTATCCCCGATTTTTCCAGCAATGCTATCGACAACTCCTCATTCTTGCGCCGCTTGGCTTGCCTGTCCTTTCGGATCTTCTCCCAAATTTCTCCGTCCTGCTCATATTTTATTGTCCGCCCCTCTGCTGGTCTTTCTACCAGCCGGTTTAACAGCCGGGTCGTACGGCCAGCGGCAGGATCGACTTAGAAAACCCAATAGAGAGGCGGATTGTTTATTAAATTATTTTAGAACAAAGGCAATGGCGGCAAATCCCTGCTGTCTGCGTTGTCTAATACTTTTCCCAACTCATATTCTGCCGACAATTTTTTGATCTGCTGCGTGTCTTTGTCGTCTTTCGGAAAGTATTTCGCCTGATAAACAAAGTCCTCGTTCAAAAATTCCATTAATCCCGGTATCTGCCACGCTGTTCTGTAGTCTATTTTTTCCAACTCATTTGTCATCGGGTCTTTCCAAATCTTCGACGGGATCTGCAGATCGTTGGCGAAAAATCTGTCGCACCTCTCCATGTTCAGGCCGTAGTTTGCCTTGCCGTTTTTGTAAACCAGCCCGCCGAATAATACCCAGTCGCCGAACCTGGCGTACTCGTTCCTGCCCAGCATCTCTCTCACCTGGTTCATTTTGAACTCGTGCCTGCCTTTTTCCTGGCACCAGACAAACACTTTCCACAACGCCTTTACCAAACCGGCGAACATCGCTATCTCCCGCCTGTCCATCACCCGGCCGCAATGCGGGCACCTATTTTTTTGCATCGCCGTTAGCCGCGTCAATCGCATCGATATACCCCTGCAGGTAGGCGATTTTTTTATAAATCGTCCGGTCGGTATAGTCTTGGCTTGTCGCCAACCCGGCCGCGTTCGATGTCAGGTCCGACACCAGCTCCCTTAGTTTTTTAATCGAGCCGACCGGTATGTTCACGTTCATGGTCAGCTGGATGTGATTCTCTGTTTTTCCCATTCTTTTGGCGCTCGCATCTCGCCGGTTAAAAATTATATGCAGGGCGAGGATTTGACTAGAGTTATCTTCGTTAGGTTTTTTTTGCCTAACGGCACTAGCATTGTCACCTCGCATGGCATCAATATTATTTGACCGAATTCCCTTCTGCCCGAAGGCAACGAGAGATGATGCCTGTCATTCGTCTACCTATTCCGCCACCTGCATTAAATTAAAATAATATCTCCTCGCACAGTTTTTCGATACCCTCCTGAGCGCGCTTCATTCTAACCATCATTTTAAGCACCTGCGCCATATTTCTTTTGGTGTCAAATATTCGGACCTCCCCGTTTGATTTTATTCTGAACCCTCCTGTTTCGTTCCACACCTTTTCTGTCTCGAAATGATTCAACTTTATGTCTGCGGGTATTTTTCCCGATGCCAGGTACAGGCCGGTGGCATAAAACGTTATCTGCCCGGACTCGTCAACTTTCCTTTGCGTCCACGCCCCGACCGGTCCCGTTTTGTCCTCCTGGAATGCGCTGTAGTCCTTTTTAACCGTATCCGGTTTTATCAGTATAACGATCTTCTTTTTACCATCTTTCAATTCGGACATTATGCTTTTATCCCGAATCTCGTACCTTGGCACTTTGACCATGGCGATGTCGAGATTGATGTCTCCGGTCATTTCATCGTTCTCAAAACTCTCGGCCATCACCCGGCCAAAATCCTGTCCACTGTTGGTCCCCATCTTTTCTCCGTAAATGTAAACTTGCACCCATTTTTCCTTGCTTCTTTCAAACATGTCCATCGAAGACCAGCTCAAGTATTCCCGCGGCGTCAACTTCATGCGCTTTCTTCGTCGTCAGGATAAACAATTCCCTTAGGCGGTTTTGTTAATAATTGTCTTCTGTCGGCAATTGCTTTTTTAATTTCGGCCCTTTGCTCTTTGTATTTTGTACTTTTTGCCAGCTTTAACTCTATCTCTTTCAAGTCTTTCATGTTGGCTTTTTTCACCGCCTCAAAAATAATGGTTGCCTTTCCGTCGTCTTTTTTGTCGTCCGCCTGTCCGTCGACGTCCTCGTCCCCGGTTAATATTCCGAAAGCGTTGCAGAAAACATATCTCTTGGCAAACGTCATGCGCGCTCCGTATTTTTGAACATCGCTCATAAATTCCTCTCCTCCTATTGGCACCTTAAAGTCTGTTTCCTCAGAATGACCGGCGGAATGGGTAACGCGACAAATGGCAATTAAAAACTCCTTGTCAATCACGGTCTTTATCAGATAAGAAAAACTGTTCTTGGCAATTATTCCCTTTGTCTGTCTTACTATTGAATCAAGCTTCGCGTATCGATACCTGACTTTTCTTTGCGCCTCCTGAATATTTTGCTGTCCCTTTTCATAAACTTTTGTATCCTTAACTATCACCGGACACTCCTCCTGAAATTTTGCCATTGCCTCGTCAAACGCTTCTTTGGCTTTTTTCTTATCCCATCTCTCTTGTAAATTCATCAGCTTTTCCATCGTTTCAACCGAGATGTTGCTTTCAATGGCTTTTGAAATCAAAGCCATCGGCGATTGCTGTTCTACTTTCTCCAACTCCAAATTATTATTTTTTCCCATGATGTGATGGTTTTTTTATAAGCTACTTAAATCTGCCTCCTCGGTGATGACCACTCCCGGGATCGGTGGCAGTCCCTTTTTATCCCTGTCCAAAGCCTCCCGCCTTACCCGAACTTCGTCAATAACCCAGTACTCGTCCGGGACGATGTCTGGGTTCTCTATCTTGGCCACTTTTCTTTTGCTCATTCTGAGGGCAGATCCCGTGTCGGATCTGACTGTTTTCTGCACCTCCGGCAGAGCCTCCATTTTTTTCATGGCCGTTTCGGGCTTAAGCGTTCCTTTCTCAACTCGCGCCGCTATTCTGTTTTCCTCGATTTTACCTATTCTTTCCTGCTCGAGCATGTACGTCTTTGCCCGCCCTTTCAGTGTCTCCTCTGCATTCTCACACTCTTTGATGTATGGATCGTATTGCTCGCGGGCCTTAGCTATAATTTCCTTGGCCGGCGCCGTGTACTTTCCTTTTTGCTCGGTGATGAATTTTTTCAGGAGTATTACCCCCTTTATTTTTTCGGCCACCGATTTGAGGTCTTTCTCGTTGTCCACCCGGGTTGTGTCCAGCATGCGCTGCATGCCCGACGCTTTTTCCTTGATGACCACCAGATCGTTGACCTCCGGCTTCTTTTCTTTTGATGTTTTTTTATTCATGGTGTGTTTTTATGTTTATTATTTTTGCTCGACCTTTGTTTTCAAATCACGCCATTTGGCGTGGTCTTGAACTTGTCAAAATATAAATAATTTTCCGGCCCCCTTGCTTCCGCGGCCGCGTAGAATTTTTTCGGCCTGTCTCCAGGCTGATCAATAACTATCACCAGGACATCGCAGTCGTTTTTCGTCCTTATCTTAAATCTTCCCAGCGATTTTTCGCTCTTGGCTATAACTACCTTTACCCGTTTTCCGTTGCTCATTATGAAATTATACGGCGCCAATCCGGACACGTCCTTAAGCCGATAATTCCAAAGCCACAAATGCCTCTTGACCTCGTTTTTTGCCTCATTGTGTTCCATGCCTTTATTATAAATTATTTATAATTCCAGTCAACCTCGCTTGTCCCCAGCTGTTGATATCTTTTTCCCGAGCATTTTCAGGAACGCCTCCTGCATGCTCTCGCTTTTAACTCTTTTCCTGCCACCCTCCAGTATCTGGTCCATGACATGCTTTTTCGAGTTAAGTATCTCAACAATGTCCTCCTCTATCGTACCCATCGCAATATAATAATAAACGTTTACGGTTCCTTTCTGGCCGATCCTGTGCGCCCGGTCCTCAGCCTGCCGGTGGATCTCCGGACTCCATTCCATATCCGCGAACATCACGATCGATGCATTTGTCAGATTCAATCCCACTCCTCCGGCTTTTATATTCGCCACAAATACTTTTGTTTCATGATCCGACTGAAACGCATCAACAGATATCTGGCGCTGGCCCATATCATCCTCTCCCGACAACGTAACCACTTTTATATTTTTCATTATCGGATTTCCAAAATAATCATTTTTACCGGTATCGTATTTTATTTCCCTAGCTTTAATCTCAATCTCTTTAAGCGTTTTTTTATATTGCGTAAAAACAACAACTTTCTCTCCCGACTCGACAGCATTGCTAATATCATCAACCATGCGGTCTATTTTCGATAACGAGCACACCTGTTTTAATTTTGTTATCTCAACCAGGTGCCGGGCCATCAAAATATTTTCTATATTCTTATCCGGCGCCGGATTCTCCCGTAAAAATTCCAAGTATCTATCCCACGCCGTATCATAAGACTTTTGCCATTTATCTGTCATTTCACATTCCATTATCTGCACGATTTTATCCGGCAAATCCAGGACGTCTTTTTTCTTTCTCCTCAACATCTGCCCTTTTAATTTCATTCTCAACTCATCCAAATTTGTCGCTCCGGTTTCATCCATGTATCTTATCGGTGGAGCATACCTCCTGATTATTGTTTTCAGGTAGGCCCCGCAATACCTGACCGCAAAATGACTCCTCACTCGCCCGAGCTCGTGGCCGATTGCCTTTAGCAGATTGAACATTTCTATTGGCCGGTTAAGTAGGGGTGTCCCGGTTAGGCAATATACCTGTTTCATTTTATTGGCGATGCCGTCCGCCTTTATTACTGTCCCGTTCTGCTTTTTCTTTTTTCCTC